ACGAGCCCTCACACATAAAGGATGGTGCCGACGATGGTATTCGCCGCAGCGAGAGCCGTTGTGTCATTAAGCGCTGGCGCTCCCGTGATCGCGTATCCGACGCCAAGCGTGAAATAGTCGCCGATATCAGCCGTGCTAATCATGATGCTCGCATTTGGCGGGATACCGTAGACCTCGACCGGAGTGTCTGTGCCGGGGACCGGCGCGGTGGCTTTGTTGAAAAATTTGAAATATGCCCACGAAGCCGAGTTGTTCGAGAGAATGATGCTATAGACCTGATGCGCAGCCGCGGCGACGAGCGTCGCATTTGTCGTCGCCGCGGATATCACTGCGCTGCGGCCGGTTAGGCCGGTATTGATCTGCGTTTTTAGGATGGTCGAAACGGTGGTGTTTGTAATGCTCGCCAGAGGCGAGGGAGAGACGCCGAGCCTGTAGGCTATCGTATATGTGCCGCTCGTATAAGCGCTGAGACGGAAACGAAGCAGCGGCGCGACAGAAGGCGCGATGAATGTGCTGCCAACAACCGTTACGCCGATATTGGAGGCCGCAGGATTGGCCAGGGCGTTGAGGTTGGTGTTCGGCATGGTCGACCATGTTGTCCCGCCATCCCATGAACCCTCAAGAAACATTGTGCCGCCAACGCCAATGGCGGTGACCTGTAGCGTGATTGTCGAGTATCCGCTCGCGCTGAAAGCCGAGCCCATGACGCCAATGGCGGTGCCGCTAACCGTCCCCGTGGTGTCGGATGTTATTACTCCGAGTGTGCCGGCGAGCTTGCTGTAAAGCGACTTTAGGATGGCGACGACGCTACCGCTACCCGTTCCGCTCCATGCCGCATCGGCTTGCGATCCCTGCGTCGCGTCGGAGCCGTCCGCGACCGTCGCCGCAATCCCGCTCGCGAGCTTCGCGTAAATCCCCTTGAGGATAGAAATGATCGACGCGCTTCCCGATCCTGAATAAGCGCCATCGGCAACTGTCCCGTTCGCCGTCGTGTTCGCCGCGAGATCACTCGCCGCCGTGTCAGGAAGCGATCCCGTCAACCCGACGCTCTGGCCGGTCCATGACACGCCCCAAGGCCCGCCGCTCTGCGTCACAGCCCCGATGACATTGGCGCCCGTCGGGATCGCCCCCGTCAGAGAGACCGTCCAAGCGCCGCTCTGCGCCGCGTTGACGATCGTTCCGCCGGACCATGTGACCGTCCAGGGCGCGCCGGATTGCGTGACCGCGCCGATGACGTTCGAGCCAGCGGGAAGCGCGGCGTTGACCTTGACGAGCAGGTTGGCGTTCGTGTCGCCCTGCAGGCCTGCGCTCTGGCCGTTTGTGAGCGTCGGAGGCGTCGTGTTGTAAGTGACGCTGGTCGTTGACGCGAAAGAGCCTGTGACCTTGAGGTTGCCGTTTACGTCAAGCTGCAGACCTGCGCCTTGGCCGTTTGTCAGCGTCGGCGCAGATGAATTATATTGCCCGCCGACGACTTCGGCCTTGGTCGGAGCAGCGCCGCCGCCGATCGCGACCTCGACGTTCGGATGCGTGACGCCGCCGATGGTGTTCGCGCCCGCCGAGAGACCGACGGTCCACGTCCCCGATTGCGCCGCCGAAACGCTGTCAGAGCCCGACGAGAGCGTCCAAGTGCGGCCCGTGCTCCACGTTCCGTTCTGGCTGACAGAGCCGATGGCGTTCGCGCCCGCGGGGATTGCCGCATTCAGCTTGACGAGAAGGTTTGCGTTACTGTCGCCCTGCAGCGGCGCGGTTTGCCCATTGGTGAGGGTGGGTGGCGTCGTGTTGTAAGTGGTGCTGGTTGAGCCCGTGAAGGAGCCGGCAATCTTGAGGTTGCCGTTTACGTCGACCTGCAGGTTCGACATTTGCCCGTTTACGAGCGTCGGCGGCGATGTCAGGTATTGGCCCTGCGTCGTCGCCGAGAACGAGCCCGTGATCGCCAGGGGGTTGCTCGCCCCGACGACGTTGCCCGCTGCGTCAACAATGACGAAGGGATCGACCCAAGGGCCGGTCCCTACGCCAGAGAGATCGTAGCGCAGTTTCGATTGGGCGCTATAGCCGTCCTGTTGAACCGGACTAGTGAGCTGACCGCCCATTTATGCGCCCCGTTCTTAGAGATCGGCCGAGATGGAAATAAGGCCCGCGCCGCCGCCGCCCTGCAAGTGCGCAGCGCCGCCCGCGGTCTGGGTGTTGCCGGACGTGACGGTGAACTGGTTGGGCGTGTGCGTGGCGCCCGCAGCGAGCGAAACAGCCGCCGCAGCCGCCGCGCCCGCAGCGACCTTGAACGAGCCCGCAGCCACATTCACCGTCGGGGCCACGCGCATCTGCACGGGAGCCATGAACAGGAAGTTCTGCACGTTCGCGCCGGCCGTCGCGCCGCCGGTGGCGACTAGGACGTTGTTCGCGGGCTCGGGGATGCCCCAGAAATAGCGCTGACAGATTTCGAGCACCACCTGAACGTCAAGGTGCTCGAAGAGGCTGACATACTGGCCGACCTCGAGCTGAGCGCCCGTGATCTGGAACCAATCATTCGCGCCGGCCGTGCCAACGGGCGTGTAGTTGAAGGCCACGCCAAGCTCGGTCGCCCCAACCGGGACGAAGAAGGTCGCAAAGAAGCGCTGCCACGTTCCGGCGATGAGCGGGTTGGAGGAGGCGCCAGCGGCGAGCGAGAGCGCCTGATACCCGGCCCAGCCGGACGAAGAGCCGTTCAGGAACTTCGTCATGCCCTCGTCCGCGCCCGTGCCGACACCGACAACGACGTTCAGCATGGAGTTCAGGGACGAGAAGTTCGCGCCTGCCTGAGCGTAGAAGCTCAGCGTCACCCACTGGCCCTGCAGGCGCAGCGTGTCGAGACTTTCGACGACCTGAGCGAGGCTGATCGGGTTCACGTCGGCGTTGGCGTTCGCGCGGCCGAACTGCAGCGCGGAGCCGAAGCCCGGAAGCACACCCGCGGAGATCGCCTGCTTCGAGACGGAGATCGACGAGCCGGCAGAGCCGCGCGCGGCCCAGCGGTCCGCGGTGTAGTTCGCCGTCGAAGTAATGCCCGTGAAGCTCGTTCCGCGCTGCCACGGGTTGACTGAGAAGTCACCGCCATCGAGCACGTTGCGGAAGTTCGAGAGGTTCTGATCCGCCGCGGGGGCCCATGCCGTTGCCGGCGTCGGGACCACAGCCGCGCCGTTCGTCTGATACGAATAGCGCGAGGGGAAGTTCGCCACGAAGAACTGAGCGTCGATCTGCGGGACCGAGATCACCTTCGCTTGAATATTGTCATAGACGTTGACGAGAAAATCGTAGGACATTTCGGTGTTCTCCTGTCGCGCGTGTCAGACCGTGGCCTGCGGCGATTAGCTGGCGGACGCGGCGGCGCCCTTCTTGTTGGTGGGAGCGGCCGGCGTCGTCTCGGTAGCGTCAGCCGCAGGCGGCTGGACCGATGCGGGCTGCGGCGCGTGATTGACCTGCACGGACGCGGCCGGCGGCGACATCGAGTAGCTGTTCGGGAAGCGGTCGCACGCTTCCTCGGCGTCGATCGGCGCGAGCATGTAGCGCGTCACCGTGGGCGGGTTAGTCGACGGGTCTGTGTGAAAGACTGGAACCGCGTCGATCGAAACAACGGGGGCGGCCTGAGCGGCTTCGTTCGCCATGTTAAAGTGTTCCCTGGTTGCGAATGGTTCGTGGCGTCAGGGGCTCTTCGCCCCTGACAGGAAGCGCTTACTCTTCGGGGAGGACCGCGACGAAGGCCGTATATTGGATCGACGGAGACGTGCCGGCCGTGACCAGATAGAGGCCGACGAACTCGTATTTGATGTCAGCCTGCTCAGTCGTGAACAGGATTTCGTAGCGCCCCGGAACCGACGTAGAGCCCGCGCCAGTAGATGCGAGGCCAGCCGATCCGAAGGGAAGCGCCGCGCCGTTGCCGAGCTCCATTTCGCCGAGGACAACCGGGCTCGACATATTGGCGTTGTTCGAGCCAAGGACCACGAAGCGGTAATCGTTGTTCGCGTTCGCGACGTTCAGCGCCGACACGTCGATGACGAGCGCCGCGTCGATGCGAGCCCAACCGCCGACAATGCCAAGATCGGTGCGGGACGGACTGCCGCCGAAATCGAGAGTTTTCTGCGCTCCGGCAACCTGCGAAAAGCCCGGCGCCGTCTGAGCCACAGCGCCGTCGCTGAGCTGCATGAAGGCGTCAAAGGAATAAGTGCGCTCGCCCATCGTTCTGTTTCCTTCGTGTCAGTTGTCAGCGAAGGGCGAAGCCGCCCCTCGCATCGCTTGTGGCTTAGGCGACAATCGCCGCGTTGGTGAGGCCGCAGAGCCGCGTGAAGCAGAACTGATGCTCGTCGACAATGCCCACATCCCAGGAGATGTGCGTATTGTAGGTGATGCCATCCTCGAGCAGGCCCATGTCCTTGACCTCGATCGGCGCGAGCTGAATGCCACGCAGGCCGCCCTCCTTGAAGGAGACGCAGTAGATCGAGGACGTGACCGGAGCGCCGCCCGCGGGGGCGACTTCGGCGAAGGGCAGGATCGGCGGATGCAAATCCTTCTCGTAGCCGAACAGAATGGGCAGGCCGGCGTAGCTCATCTTCGGCATGCCGACGCCATCCCAGGTCTGCATGACGAAGCCTGAAATCTGCGTGTTGCGCGCCGCCTGAATGAAGCGCGAGAGCATGGCCCACGGAACGATCCAATGCGTCGGCTCGTGCGTGTTCTGGCGCGCATAGTCCATCTGGTAGAGAGACAGAGCCGCGCCGCCCGCCGTTCCCTGCGAATTGTCCAGCGTGCGGCCAAACCTCGCGGCGCGCTTCTGGAGGCCGTTGAAGACCTTCGCGTTCTGCGTATTGTCGCCCTTGAGGAAGGTGTTCACCCATAGCTCGCCGAGACGGGCGACGCCGCCCTTCTCTTCGATCGCACGGCGACGCTCGCCGCCGCGGCGGACAACCGCGCGGTCAACGGGAATGTCATGGTCGACGATGTAGGTCGCTTCCTGGAACGGCGTGAGTACGCCGGCGCCTGATGTCGAGGGCTGGTTAACGCCGCGGAAGCCCATCGAGTTCGGAAGGCCCGTCTGACGGAAGCCGTCATAGGTCGCGCCGCCGAGGTTTTCGAAGGGAAGAACCTGCATAACGTCGGACGACGCCGCGAACATTTCGATGTAGGGACGGTTCGCGTCGTCGACATCGGAACCCTTGAGGTATTCCGGCAGGGTCATGACCGGAGTGAGGAAAGGCGTCGTCATTTCTCAAGTTCTCCTGTGTGCGCGCCGAGCGCTTACTTCTTGCCTTGCGCCGCTTGGGCGCGCTGCCACACCAGCTTGTCGACGGGCGACATGCTGTCCCAATTGTCGGGCTTCCCATCGGTACGCCCGCCGTCGCGGCCTTGCTGCGAGAAGCCCGCTACGCCTTGGTCGGTGAAAGTCTTCTGGATTTTCTCGAACGCCTGCACGATGTCAGGCGTGAAGAGCGTCGACTGCATTTGCGCGCCGACCTTCTCGCCGAAGAAGCCGCTCATCCAGGTTTTGACAGCCTCGACGCGCTGCGATCCTGCGTCGCCGAGCTGCTTGAACAGCTCTGCTTTCCCGGCTTCGAAACGCTCCATCGACTGCTTTTGATCGGCGGCCATCGCGTCGAGAAAAGCCGCGCTCGTCTCTTTGAACTCGGAGTTTGTCAGGCCGCGCTTATGCGCGACTTCGCGAAGCGTCCCCCACAGAGGCGACTTCTCGTCGATCTGCATTCCTTCGGGGAGCTTGTAGCCTTCGGGCGTCGCATAGCCGTAATCGTCCGGCTTTTCGGGCGTGTCAGCCTTGCGCGCGGCCTGCTCGGTCTCGTAGGTCGACTTGAAATCGAACAGCTCTTTCGCGGCCGGGCCGAGTTTGTCGAGGTCGACGCCCTTTGTCTCGTCAAAGAAGCCTTCGCCGAAAATCCATGCGGGCTTTTCATGCTTCGCCGCCGGGGGCGCGCCACCATTGCCGCCGGCCGGGGCCGCCGGGGGCGCTCCGCCTTCCCCGCCGCCGCTATTCGGGCTCGTCGGGGACACGCCGGCGGGCGCCGCCGGGCTGGGAGACGGGGGAGCCTCTCCGCTGGGCGGGGTTGCGGGCGAGGTCGGCTGCGGTTGAAGCATTCTCTTCGGTCCTATTGCTGGCGGTCCCCGGCCCGAGGGCGCGGAGTAGTTCGGACGCGAAACTGCGCCGGCCGTTCAACTCGCTCAACGCACAGATGTCAGAATGCGCGGGAGCGACGCGATGAAGCTCTGTCAGGAGCAGTTGCGTGAGAAAGCGCGCCTCTTTCGAGAGGCCGATGCGACGCAAGCCTTCGTCGACTTCTTCCTGCGGAAAGATCATCGTCATAGGCCACGCCCTCTGAGCGAATAGGTCGGCTGCGCCGGGGCAGGACCCGCCATGTCAGGAGACGGGCCGGGAGCGCCGGGGACGGCCGGCCCGCCCGGCGTCGCGCCGCCCATGAGCTTTTGAATGCTCGCCAGGGCCGCGGCCTTCTGGTCGTCGCTGCGCTGCGCCCAGAGACGTGTGACGCCCATCTTCTTGGCGATGTTCTGGAGCGTCGTCTTGCCGTCGGTCTCGAGCTTCCATTCTTCGGGGAAGGCCCCGCCGCCGATCTGCGCAAAGCGCGTGAAGAGCGCGACCTCTTCCTGGTCCGCGGAACGCTGCGCCGGGTTTTGGGGAATGAGCGCGATCGGCGATTTCTTCCCATTCTTGTCAGAGATGGTCACGGGCTCGATCTGGTTCGCCTTCTCGAGCATGTAAACCCAGCGCATGAACACGCCGACGCAGAACTCTTGATAGAAGGCGAGCCCCGGCGTCCCGATGCGGCGCTGCGCCAGCGTCATCTCATCGAGCCATTGCGTCGCCGTCGGCGGCGTGTCGCCGCGCTGCTGCGGCCAGTCGAGGAAGAACAGGCGCTTGATGCGCTGTTCCATGTCCTGCGTGAAATAGATGGCCGGATCGGGCGACGGCGGATCGTAGATGTTCTTGATAGCGCCCTCGGTGCCGGGGCGGACCGAATAGGCCATGCCGGCCTCGATACCCTCGGAAATATTGGCGAAGCTGTCATCCGGGAACGCGATCGGCGGCGCCAGCAGCATGTCGACGTTCTTGATCTTCTTCCCATTCAGCTCGTCCATCATGCGCAGCTCGGCGAGCGCCTGAATGAGCGGGCCGACGCCCCACGCCCACTCGGGCGTCGGGTTGAAGCGCGCGACGACGAGCGGGCAAGACCCCCGCCCTGTCAGCTCTGAGCTATGGACGAGAATGTCGTCGACCAGAACGACGTGCTGCCATTTCTCAGTGTGCGTGTCGTCATAGATGCGCCAGAAGCCCCACACGACGACGCAGCGCTTGCTATCGTCCTTCTCGCGCTTGTCGGTGATCTTCTTGGGAAGAGGGACGCCGGGGAGCAGCGCCTCGAGATAGCGCAGCTTCGTATGGCGGACGACGAAGCGGTCATCGATATTACCGTCAGCGCCGATGTTGATTTCCAGCTCGCGGATGGGGACCGCCTGCACGCGCGGATGCGCCCACGGAGCCGGATGATCGATCCACAGGCCGATTGTCCCAAGGGCGAGGTCGGGGTTGAAGCTCTTGCCGCATTCCGCATAGAAATTCGAGGCGCGGATCGAGCTAAAGACTTTCTCGTCCTGATCCGCGGCCTGCTTTTCGATGGCGTCGGCTTGATCCTTCGGGACAACCGGCCCGGCCCGGCGTGTCAGCCATGCGACCTGCTCAGGAAAGAACGTGTTGATGATGACCGTTGGGAAGTCGCCGCAAATCTCAAACCCGAACGACGTATTGAGGAACGAAGCGTCCTGCGCTTTCGTCATTTCTGGCTCTGTCTGCGAATAGACGGAGCGGCGGCGATGCGGGGCCGCGAAGAAATAGCCTTCGCGCAAATCGAGCTGAAAGAGCGCCTTTTGCGCGCGCGCTTCCTGCAGGCGATTGAGCGCCGTTTTCTGGAGCTTCTTCTTGCTGTCTTCTGGTTTAGCTTCGGGCGTCATGCCGGCGCCCTCACTTCAACGAAGTCGAGAAGCCGCGCCCGCCGGGGACGCCGGCCATGCTCAGCGCCGTGATCTGCCCGAACTGGCGCATGACATCCCATGTGTCGGTCGACACCTGGGTCTGCAGCGACGCGGCGGCATTGGTCTGCTTGAGCGAGTTGGCCGCGTTGACCTGCGCCTCTTGGCCGGCGATGTAGTTTTGCTGCTGCTGCTGCTGGGCGAGCGAGATCAGCGCCGCTTGCTGGCTATTGCCGCCGCTCCCCCCGAATATGCTGCTGCCCATGATCGCGGATGACCGTTGCGCCGTTGTCGATAAGCGAACGGTAGAGCTGATCCGGGAGCGGGCCGACGCACAGAAGCCCAAGAAGGTGCCGTGCGGCGCTCACGCATGTCAGGGGGCCGCGGAATACCAGTGGCGCGCCGTGCTCGCGCGCGGTGAACCGCATGATCGTCGCGCCCTTCGTCCATACGGAAATTTGCTCGAGCGCTCTATCGTCGTCGGGCAGGACAAAAATCTTCTCAGAGCGAAAGCTGACATCGCGAAAAATCCAAATCTTCGACCCGGCGACATGCGCGGCGAGCGCGACATGCTTGAAGCGTCCGGGAACGAGCCGGCCAAACCATGTGTCCGAATAGGGGTAGAAGATCACCAGCCATTCGGTGACCTCCTGGGGCTCATGCACGGCGCGCCCTTTCGACGTTCGCGCCGACATGCGCCTCGAAGTCGGCGATCAAGCGCAAGACCCCGCGCTCATCGATCGCACCGGCCGACATGCGCGCCCGGATCGCGCACACGTCCCAATCGAGCCGCGCCTCGCTCACGGCTTCGCGGACCCTCGGCGGCAGCGCGTCGTAAGCCGACATGACGATGCTCGCCGGGGGCTTCGCGTTGACAAGGCCCTCGTAGCCTTCTGAGCTTCCTGAGTTGTGGCGCACGGTCATAGATCACCCCTTATCCTCGCCTCATCGATTTTTGCTCAACCCTGACATTCATGCGCTTCGGAGCTCGCCGGGAAGCGCCCATATCCGCCATGACGCGGCCCCCGCCGAGAAACAAAACCATGTATTGCAAGCAGTCGCATATGTCAGAATACTTGTCTTTCCACGGTGTTGCTTCGCCAACGTCAAGCTTCACAAGATGATACTTGCCTGACATGCCCGCGACGAGCGTAGGACACTTGACGGGGCAGATTTGAATTTCGGGCAAGCCGCCGGGGCTGGACTGGAGCGCGTGCTCGACAGCCATGATCCGGGTTTCGATGTGGTTGTTCTTGACGGGCGCGGGAGTGATCGTCATCCCGTAGCCTTCGAAAACATCATATGCCGAGTTTTCGTCGGACTGGCCCTTGTCGCGGCCCTTGGGGTCTCCCGTGAACTGCATAGAGCCCATTGCGGCGAGAAAATTCTGTGTCAGCCACTTCTTGAGCAGCGGCGCAAATGTCGCGGCCGAGCAGCCGTACATGCGAAATTCTGCGAGCACGTAGAGGCGCCCGCCGATCTCCTGCCCGACGAGCGCCGACGGCCGGCGCCCGAAATCGAGCGAGACGACCAGCGGATAGCTCGGATTGAACTCGAGCTTGCGCGGCGACAGGTGAATGTCGCGCTTGAACATCGGCCACACCGGATCGCCATCGACGACGAAGGTGATCCGGTTCATCAGGCGGCTATCGATCCACTGCTTCGACTTGCCGCGGCGCTTCTCGAGATAGAACCCTTCCTTGAGCCACTTCCGGTTTTCGGCGCGCGGGTTGTCGATGTAGTCGACGACGGTCTTGCCGTCCGACCCGAACACTTCGATCAGCGCGCCCGGCTGGACAAAATATCCCCAATCCTCCGGCCAGTAGCGCCGATCCTCGATCGGAACGTCATCCGGGTAATCGCTCTCGCGCGCCATGCGCGGCAACCAATGATCTTCATTCGGGGCGTTCATGTCGGCGATAATGCCGTCCCATTCCGAGCCCCCGTCCTTCACCGCGGGGAAGCGCCCGGTCCGGCTCTCTCCTTCGTCGAAAATCTCCCAAGGAATATACTCGACTTCGTTGAACCAAATCCCTGTCAGCTCGAGTGATCGAAGCTTCTTGATGTCAGCCATGTCATCGAGCGCGAGGAAGAAAACCTCGAGCTCTACGTCGTCCCAACGCAAAACGTGCGTCATGGGGCGCGCCCAATTCATTTTCCCGTAGAGGTTTTCGGGGAACCAATCGAGCCACGTCTTCGCAGTCGTCTTCTGCAGCTCGGGATAGGAGTTGCGGACGATGGCCCAGCGCGAGCGCCTTATGCCGTCCAGGCCCTTGCGCTGCTCGGCCGCGAGAAGGCCGATCTTGTTGCAGCAGGCGGTCGACGTTCCAGAGCCGATCGGCCCGCGGATCACGCTGACATGAGAGCGATCCATGAGGAAGCGCTCGAGCGTTTCGCCGTCGGGCTCGTAGATGCGCCGCCCGTATTCGTCGATCTCGATTGTCGGGGTTGGGAGAGCCACGGCCGCGCTCCTGCCTTATGCGCACGCGGCCGTGGCTCTCGCCATCACGCGCTGACCTGCAGCGAGTTCACTTCGGCAACGAGCGCCTGAATGGTCGCAACCTGCGCCTTCAGCCGCGCAATGCGCGTGTCGAGCGCGTCGCTGATCGCGTCGAGCTGCGCAGCCGCGCCATGCAGGACGGGGGTTGGCACAGGAGCCGCCTGGACGACGGGGGCCGGAGCGGCCGGGGCCACGGCAACCGGAGCAGCGGCCGGCGTGATGGTCGCCACGCCAGCAGCCGGCGGCGTTGCGGCGGCGGGGGCCGGCGTCGCCACGGCGGCGGCAATCGCAGCGGGGCCGGTCGCCGCAACGCTCGGGTCGGAACGCAGTTGCCCGGTCACGCCGACGGTCTGAAAAGTGGAGGCCGCAGCCGCAGCGGCCGGAGCCGGCGCGACCGCAGCGGGATTGCTAGTGTCAGTCATTGGGGTTTCCTTCATCATTCGCGAATGTGCGCCCTAGGCCACCGGGAGGTCGTCTCCGTCGAGCCTAGGGCATACCGGCGTTCAACCCGGCTTCCGAAGCGCGAAGCGGCGCTCGCGTCTGGTCTGGCCCTCCAGAGGTGACGGCTGGAATTTCGGCTCCCCGTCGCTGCACCCGTGACCGCATGACGAAGTTTTTGCCTAGGGCCTAAACCTCATGCGCCGTCACCGGCCTCGCGCATGATACAAAAAATACCACGCGCGTCAACGACAATTTGCGCTCACCCGTCAAAATGCTCCGGCGACCTCTTCGCGCGGCGCGCGTCTAAATAGGCGCGCACCACCGTCAAGATGTCCTCGCGCGTGATAACCACGCCAACAAATAGCCCCTGAATCTGCGTCGACTGCCAGTCATGCTCCAGGAGCCATCGCGAGATAATAAACTCTACCTCTCTCCGGCGCGCGCCCTCATCCAAAGAAAGCGCCATGACGCTCACCCGAAAATCGGCAGGAAAGTCAGCAGCGCCTTCCACTCGAGCGCATCGGCCGCGACAACAGCGACCAGCGCCCCGGCAATAATCCCAGCGCAAAGAATGAGCGACGCCTTGATGATGTCCGGCATGATGGCTCTCCAATGTCAGGCCGCGACCTCGCGACCAATGGTCGATCGACGCGCGGAAGGTGCGACGGGCGAAGGGAGAGAGCGACGCACATGCGGGGGCACATGGGGAGGCACGATGGAGGCCCGAAAAATATCAGGGCTGAAAAATTTATGTCAGCCGGATGTTTTGAGGGGGGAAGGCGCGGGGGAGGGTGGAGCGCCCTGAGCCGACCTTCGTTTTTTCCCCCCACCCCCGCCCCGCGCCGATCGAGCGCCGGCCGCGATCGAGGCCCACCCGCCGCGAAATCGCCCGCCGGCTTGGCGAAGATCAAGGAAGGCTCACGCCTATTGCTCTGGCATCAGTTGCTTTTGAGCGTAACGCATTGATTGCGCTGGCAATCGTTCGGCGATGCGTCTCCGAACGTGTCCTGACATGAGCCTGATATGGCGGCGCGTCGCATGGCAGGCTGGCTCTAGTGGATACCATGAGAGAGCCCCCGCGAGCCGCCGCTGGAATGTTGCAGGCTCGCCGCGCGCGCTCTAGCCACCACCCCCGCCCCCTTCCTTCCCTCTATCCGAACCCGCGAGCGCCGCCTGACATCCGCTCGCCCTTCGTTCCTTCGCCTGTCAGTCGCATGGCCAACCATCCGTCGGTCGCGCCTGACATCGCTTGTTAGTCGGCTTGCTTGTCAGTCGGCTTGATCGTCGCTCGCGCCATCGTCCGGCGCGTCATCGTCTACCCGGCTCGGCGTCACATCGATCATGCGTCCGAAGCCTGGCGCGTCTTCTTGCTCTTCGATAATCGCCTGCGCTTCGATCGGCGCTTGCGGCGCATTTGTTTTGAGCCGGATCACGACGCCGGCCCGGAGAGGTTGAGACCCAGCGCCGCCGACCCCGACATTGACGGAGACGGACGTTCCCCCGCCCTGCCCTTCGCCGAGGACGAACTTCGCCGCATCGAGCCGGACTTTCGCATCAGCGGCTTTGCCCTCGCCTTGATGCTCTAGCAGCCCGATAGCCGTCCGCATGGCCGCAATCTTCGCCCCGTCGCGAAGCTTCTGGACTTCGGCATTCAGCGCCCGCTGAAACACCACTTGGCCGAACAGGTCGCGAGCTTGCCGAACGCGCATCCCCATGACCTTTGCCGCTTCCTCGAGGCGCAGCGGCTCATTCTGGCGAAGCGGGCGCTCAGCGTCCTCATCATCATCAGTAGGACATGGGCGAGTGAAGCGACTGACATACGAGTGAGGACAGCCGTGCACCATGTAGGCGATCAAGAGCCGATGCTTTGGCCCCAGCTCTTTGAGCACTGGAGGCTTGAGGCGATTAGCGGCGCGGCGCGCGGCTCTAGCTTCAGCAATCGTCATGCCGTCAATGCGAAGAGGCTCGGCGGGAGGAGGAAGGTTGAGAGGTTGCGCGGCCTCGACCACGGCGCTTCGGGCCCTCGCGCCGTTGTCTCGCGGGAAGGTTTCGCCTGTCATCACGATCCGGGGATTGATTGCCGCGCGCTTCGCGCTTGGCAAGATGTATCGTCGCGCGGGGAATATGTGGCGCTTTTTGACCTCGCGCCGACGCACAAGCCGGCTTTGAACGCTCGCGTAAGACGCGCACATTGATTTTATTAGCGTTTCATATGTTATGTTATAACATCCTCCTATGTCGATTTCACTTGCGCTTGTGCGTTCCAATGTCCCGTCTTGAGGCCTTTAATCCGCCCCATGCCGCGCCACTTCCCCGACCTCACACCAGAGCAGAAGCTCGCCTACCTCGGAATGATCGCAGCCGGCCGGCTCAGCATGGCAGAGGTCGCCCGCTACCTCGATTGCGACCGCAAGACCGTATCGCGATGGTGCAAGAGCGCTGGCATCGACCCAGAGGCCTCACGCTGGGGCTATGTCGCCCGCGTCCTTCGCGAGCTTGTCAGGAAGCCACCGCCCCGCAAGCGCGACCTACGACGCATCGCGCGCCAAGCCGTCATCGACTTCGAAGCCATGAAGGCGAGAACCATGAAGGCAAGGAAATGACACGACGCCCACAGCGACGCGCGCCCGCCAAATCCCCAGCCATGACACAGGAGCAGTTCGCCGCCTGGAAGGCCGCCGTCAGCCGCCCAGCGCTCGCCCCGCCGCCCGAAGGCGAGACGCGACCCTATCGCCTGACATGCGAGCCGTGCGGACGCTCGACCGTCGCAGACCTCACCCGCGCTCAGTTCGACGCCCGCGCTCGCCTCACATGCTCAGCCTGTAAATGCCGCCGCACGAGCCTCGAAAGAGCCTAAGAGAGCCTGTTACTTTTTTTCCCTTTTCTTGCGCAACACCCCTTGTCAGCTATGTCAGCCGATGGTATGAAAGATACCAGCGAAGGCGAAATCCGTCTCCGCCCCGCCCGCCAGCGGGAACGACAACGAGGACCAAACATGAAATTCCGCTTAGACATCGACTGCGACAACGCAGCATTCAGCGACGGCGAGAACAACGCCGGCCGCGAGGTCGCGCGCATCCTAGCGCTCGCCTCCCTTCAAATCTCAAGCGAATACGGAGAGGCTGGCCAATCCTTCCCCTTGTTCGACAGCAACGGCAACCGCGTCGGCGAAGCCCGCTTCGAGGAGGCTTGAGCCGTGACCTACTATCCCGCCCCCAACCCCCACGCCGGCCGCAAGGTTTATGGCTACACCGAAGGCGCTTGGATTGTCTGTTTTGACAATCTTAAAGAGCCGGTTCGCGCTTATGGCGTCTTTGGAACCTACGCGACCAAGGGCGCGGCGCAGGCTGCAATAACCCGCTTCGTTCACGCGCAAATGCGCCGCGCCGAAGCCGTCGCCAATCTCATCAGTGCTGGAGTGATCTAGCCATGGTCGCTCGCGCCCTCACCCTCGCCTATTCGCCAGCGCTAATCAGCGCTGGCGTTTCCCTTCTTTCGTTTGTGGGAGCGTAACCCATGCGCGCTCTCAACGCCCTCGCGCGCGCCGTCGCGTGGCCCTTCCTTTGGCTTGCGGCTCTCCCCCTCTTGTGCGCGATCGAAAAGCACAACCGCGAGAACGGGCGCTAACGCGATGCGCCCCGCCCTCACCCCCA